GAAATCGTTACTGAAGGTGATGATGTACTACGCCATACGAAAGGCCAGCATCTGAAGTCTGCCTACACAACTCCCCACGAACCCACCATCACGCCTGCGCCCAAAGTTATGGCGCAACAGGTTGAAGCTATGACCTCGCCTGTCAAGCCTGCCAACGGTGGCGGTGGTGAACGACTGGCAACTAATGCTCAGGTCAAACAGATCGCAGATGCCCGTGGTGATGAAGCTGGGGAGCTGGTTGAACAGCTGATCCGGAACACGCCTGTGGACCCGGCAGATACTTCAAAAACAACAAAGATCAGCCAATCAGAGCTCAAAGAGTTGGTTCAGTACGACCTGGCCAACATGTTTGATGTGGATGGCCGGGTGCTTACACAGCACCTGGACATGATGAAGTATGGGGACGAAGATATCCTGTCAGAGCGTGGAACTATGCAAGTGCGAGCCTTAATGGCTAACACTGCATCTGCTATCTACGATGCTGCTTACAAGATCTCTAAAACAGCACAGGAAGGTATCCCACCCGATATCCACCTGGACGTCATGAAGGACAACCTTCTGACATTGCTGAAGATGCACAAGTTTACTGCCAACTTGTTTGGTCGGAGACTTTCTACTTACTCAATCAACGTCGCGGATCTCGAGATCAAGATCGGTAATCCAACCGACGTGATGACTCCTCAGAAGATTGATCAAGCTATTGAGTCAGCAGAACGTGAGCTGAACAATATGGTCAAAGGACTGGAGTCTGGCGATCGTAAATCGATGCAGCAAGCACTCCGCACTGCATCACTTCTGCAACTCACCGCTGGTGATGCAACCAAGATGATCGATGTGGCCGCCAACATGGGCAGCCTCACTGGTGATGGGTTCTTGAAACTCATGTATAACTCCATGCTGTCTGCTCCGGCAACGCATGTTGTTAATAACTTGTCCAACGCATTTAACCTGGTCTATCGACCTCTCACCGCTGCTGTTGGTGGTTCTGCAAAGCAAAGAAAAGCAGCTATCGCTAGTTACTACACCATCTTTAAGACAGTCCCAGAGGCTATGGACTTGGCCTTCAGGACCCTTAAGACCGGTGTCTCGAATATGAGCGGTGACAGGGGCTTAATTCAAGCTGGTCAAACCAGGGCAGCCCTAAATGAGCTTGCATTACGTGCGGAAGAGTCCAACAACATGGCACTCAAAGCAGGTTCTGCTCTTATCCATACCCTTCACGCATTTGCTGAATTCCCACTCTTCTCTTGGCCTGAACGCCTGCTGACGACCTCCGATGAGTTCTTCAAGGTCATGGTCACTCGGATGGAGTTCAGCCGCCTCCAGATGGAGAAAGCAATCGATCTTGCTGGATCTGAAGGTGATTCGGCAATCAAAGAGACCTATGAACGTCTCCTGAAGTCTGAATACTCCCGTAACTTCACCAAATCAGGTGGTGTGGTGAATGATGAGCTTCTGAAAGGTGCGAAGGAAGTCACCTTCCAGACTGATCTCGAAGGTACTGCCGCAGCATTTGGTCAGATTGTCAATGATATGCCTGCCCTCCGGATCTTCTTCCCCTTTGTGAAGACCGGCCACAACGTTCTGGTCTACACCGGCACTCATATCCCAGTCCTGAACATGGCTCTTAAAGAGAGCCGTGAAGTCATCTTCAAAGACTCCTTTGAGGGTGCAGTAATGCGGGGCCGTCTGGCCTTCGGCAGCATGACAATGCTGGCTGCTGGCATGTTGGCCACACAGGGCATCATCACCGGCAACGGTCCTGTCAATCGTGCCCGCCGTAAGGAGTGGCTGAAGAGTCACCAGCCACGCTCGCTGCGTGTGGGTGATCGCTGGGTCAGCTATGACCGAGTAGAACCATTCGGCCAGATCCTGGCTGCTGTTGCTGACATTCAATACGCATTTGAGTCAGCTGAGATGGAAGAGGAGCAGGCTAAGTATCTGGTCGGATACCTCAGCCATGCCTTGGCAGTGAATCTGACTGATAAGTCGATGATGCAGGGCTTAGAACCCCTGTCTGCATTGCTGAATGCTCGTAACATCAGCCTCGATAGCCTCTCAGCATTTGGCTTTGAGACTGCTAACAACTTCTTCCCTTTGAGCGGTGCCCGTCGCGCACTTACGAACTCCATGCACCCATATATGCAGGAGTTTAATAACCAATATGAGCGCGCTGTCTACAGTGCATCTCTGGGTACTGCTGGCGAGCGTGCGGTTTCACACGATTGGCTGACTGGTGAGAAGATCACCGCAGGCAATGGTGGCCCTGGCAACGCAAACCTTCCTTTTAAGGTTGTCAAACGTGGTGCAGACCCTGTCAAAGATAAGCTTGAGGATATCCAGTTTGATACATCAGTCATTTCTGAAGAACTGGGTGGTGTTGAGCTAACGCCTGAGCAAAAGAGTAAGTATCAGCTTTACATTTCACAGACTGGTATTTATGACAAGCTCAAGGCTTGGATGTTGACCGATAGCTTCGATAGGGCTCACCAAGAGTATATGGATAGAGTCGGAAGAGGAGAACGAATCAAAAAAGAGAACCAATACTTCTACCGCCGCATCACACAACTTCTGCGTGACGCTAAGAAGATCGCAGTTCTGCGCTTGCGTAATGATTTCCCCGATCTCAATGCTGAGATCATGCTGGATAAGTATGCAGCGCAGTCAGACCGGTTGCCTAACGGATACCAGTCACTTATTAACTTCGGAAACGAGTAATGACGGCCCCAATTATTGAGAATACTTATACAGGGGACGGCTCGACCGTCCTCTTTTCATTTACATTTGAATATATTGAAGCGACTGATATTGAAGTCTCTATTGACGCAGTCACTGTCGCCACAACTGCATACTCTCTGGCCAACAGTACTACTATCGAGTTCACTACAGCACCTGCGTCTGGTGCTGCAATTCGTATCTACCGCAATACGACCGTTGATGCTCCGAAAGCTACCTTCTTCCCAGGTTCTGCTATCCGCGCACAGGATCTAAACGATAACTTCGAACAGATTCTCTTTGTTACCCAGGAAGCTGACGCGATCTCTGAGCGAGCTGAGACTGCAGCTGATGCAGCACAGATCGCAACCACTGCAGCCCAAACTGCAGCTAATAATGCCACCACCGCTGCCAATACAGCACAAGCTGCTGTTACCTCTGCACAAACTTCCGCCACCCAAGCTGCTGCAGATGCCGCTTCTGCCGCCGCTGATGCCGCCCAGGCATCTACAGACGCAGCTACTGCTGTCTCTACTGCAAATACAGCCTCTGCAACGGCTACTCAGGCCTCTACTGACGCCAGTAGTGCTGTCTCTACCGCTAACGCTGCATCCACCACAGCAAACACAGCGTCTACGAATGCTTCCAATGCTGTTACTACAGCTAATAGTGCCTCTTCTAACGCTTCTACAGCTCTCAGTACTGCCAACACTGCTTCAACAAACGCAAGTGCTGCAGTAACTACAGCAAATACAGCATCGACAAATGCTTCAAACGCTGTTACTACGGCAAACGCTGCATCAGCTGCGGTCCAGGCTGCCTATTTGTTTGTAGAGATTGCCAATGTTGCCGCAATCCCGTCAAACCCTTCCAACAACGATGCTGTTCGTGTAGTTGATTCTACAAGCATCCAAACAACAAGCACTGTCCAGGGTGTCCCTACTGGCTTTGTTGGTGATTCAGGCATCTTCGTAGAGATTCTCTACAGCAGTAGTGCTCAAAAATGGAACTTTGTCAATTACAATGCAAATGATCCTGATGATCGCTATGGGTACCCACCTTATGTTGACATCACTCGGCAAAATACTGTCGATGCAGCAGCGCTATCAGGTGTTGCACTAAACAGTACACACCTAGGTACGTTTACCGGTTCAACTATCAGCGATAACACCACAGTTAAAGCCGCTCTCCAGGAGCTTGAGACCGAGGTTGAAACCAAAGTTGACTCTGTTAATGGTCAAACTGGTGCAGTCACGCTGACTGCCTCAAGCGTGAGCGCTCTTCCAATTAGTGGTGGAACACTCACTGGTGATATCACCTTCAACAATAGTCAGGTATTTCCTGGACTTGTTACTTTTACCACAAGTACTGGATCTGCTGAACTGCCTGTAGGCACAACTGCACAACGTGATGCTTCGCCTGCTGCGGGCATGATCCGCTACAACAGCACCCTTGGACAGTTTGAAGGTTACACCTCAGCTTGGGGTGCAATCGGAGGCGGTGCAACGGGTGGAGGTAGCGACACGTGGGCTGTCGAGCATGACAACACGATCACTACTTCTTACACCATTAGCACTGGCAAAAACGTTATCAGTGCTGGACCTTTGACGGTCAACTCCGGTGCAACTGTCACCGTCCCTTCTGGCTCTACCTGGACTATTGTTTAATTATGACTGTAAAAATTAACGGCGATAACTCGCTTTCGAGTCCAGCTATTCAGGGTAGTGACGCTGACTCTGGCTTGAGGGTTGATGGCAACAACATCGACAATGTAATTGACGGTGAGCAAAGGCTGAGGGTTGACGGTGCCGGTATTCAAATTCTCAAAAATGGTGAAAGCTTCAGCCAAATTCGGCGCACTGGCAGCGTCAGTGATAACGATTACATTGGCGTACTTTCCTGGAGAGCAGAAAACTCAAGCGGCAACCAACAGTATGAGTATGTAAAACTCAATGCTCAAATTAAAGATGTTACAGCCGGGTCTGAAGATGCTCGGATGGTCTTTGAGCACAAATACAACGGCTCTATGTACAGTGCATTTGAGCTAGAAAACGGTGTTCATAGTTTCCCGCGCCTGCCCTACTGCACAGGTGGACATGATGCTGGCTGGCTAAGCTACACAGCTTCACCATCGACATATTACGGGATCCTCAATACTAACGGCAATCTTTTTACCAATGCCAATAGTGGGTTTTATGCAGGCAGCAATCTAAATGGATATAAAGTACTCCATTGTACTCATTCAGGCGTTTACTTGTTTATGCTTACGCTTTACAGAAATGCTGGTTTCGATGCGCGAGTAAATCTATTAAGAAATCAAAGCCATACTTTCGGATTTATCGAAACACAAGGATCCCAGTCAAGTGACCACACTGTTTCAATGACTTGTATTGAAACATTGTCTGCTGGTGACTACCTTAACTACGAATTCAGCGGCACGAATGGTGGCAACCTTTATACCGGCGATAACCACTCAACTCTTTCCATTGTCAAAATCGGCTGATGCAACTCACTATTACACTTACTGATTACGAAGCTCGGGTTCTCAGCGCCGAGTATGTAAACATTGACTTCCTTTTTCAAAGCCAACTTGAAGGACGCATTAACGAAGTCCAAAACAACATTGTACAAAAGGTTGTCAAGCATTGCACCGACAATGGACTGACAATCCCCTCTACAACTGCTGAGATCGTAGAGCTTGGTTTTACTGCTGGCGTAGTGTCTGTCTTGTCTGAACTTGACACCTCTACTCCACCTTCTCCTAGCGAGGGTGAGTAATGAGTATTAAACTTAAAGGAAGTACAGACGGGAGCGTCACCCTACAGGCTCCCGCTGATACCAGCCCGACTGGTTCGGATAAAACATTTACGTTGCCGACTCAAGACGGTGAAGCAGGTCAGATCCTTAAAACTAATGGATCAGGCGCGTTGTCTTTTACCGACAATCTTTCGTCTGGAAGAAATTTAGTAGTGAACGGAGCCTGTCAGGTAGCCCAACGCGGCGCATCTGGTACCAGCAATGGATACAACTGTGTTGATCGATTCGGCAGAGACGTAAATAGCGGCACTGGGACGTTTACTGATTCACAGCAATCATTAGGACCAAGCGAGGCTCCTTACGACAAAGGTTTTAGGAAGTTTTTCCGTACATCTAGCTCAAGTGCATCAACACCTGCAGGTACCAGCTACTTGCAAGTCCGTTACAAAATAGAATCTCAGGACATTGCTAGCAGCGGCTGGAATTATACGGATCCAACTTCATATATTACTCTCTCTTTTTGGGTTAGGGCTTCTGTTACACAGACGTATGGATTTAGCGTGCAGTCGCATGATGGAACTGATTACGTTTACAACAAAACCTTCTTTTTGGTTGCTAATACTTGGACAAAAGTAGAGCAGTCAATCCCCGGAAATACAGGTTTGCAATTTGATGTTGACGGCGGTGTTGGCCTTATCATCAAATGGTTCCCGCACCTTGGATCACACTATAATAGTGCAACTGATAACACATGGGACTCAGTAGCCAACGCAAACTACGGTGCCTTTTTGGGCACAAGTTGGTGGACTGCTTCAAGCGCAACATTTGATTTGACCGGGGTTCAGTTAGAAGTAGGCTCCAAGGCGACCGTCTTCGAGCACAGAAGCCACAGCGAAGAGCTGATTAGGTGTAAACGTTACTACCAACGATATACAAACTTGAGCAATAGTGCTTTCTCAACAGGTATAAACGGGATTTTCAACACTGACGAACAATGTGTTCATGCATTCCCTTTACAAGTTTCGATGAGAACCTCTCCCAGCTTTAGTGTCAGTGATAAATCTCATTTTGACCTTGAACCTTTTGATGAAGAACCAGATTCCACTCCAAGTCTTTTTGGCACTCCAAGTAAAGACATAGCTGTCATTAGATGTAATTCACCAACAGCTCGCACAAGAGGTTTTGCCAGCATGTTGACACTAGATGTTGCTGGTGGATACTTTGACTTTTCTGCGGAGCTTTAACTATGACCCAACCTTATAAATTACTCGTTAATGATCGAGGTGAACCTGCCTGTATTTTTCGGGTCAGTGACAACACTTCTATCCCATATAACGACGAGAACACAGATTATCAAGAGTACCTCGAGTGGGTTGCTGAAGGCAACACACCTACCCCCGCTGAATAATGATCGCTATTATCCGTCCTGTCCTGTTTTCATTCCTTAAGTCTGAAACAGTAAAAACTTTGATTGTAGACCTTCTAACTAAGTTGGCTGCAGAAAGTGACAATACCATCGACGACCAAGCCGTGGCCTTTATCAGGGCCGGCCTATTCCCGTCTGATGAGTGATACCCGAACCACTACCAATACCTGACTTTTCGCTGCCAGAGCCCCTGGCGTTACCAAGGCCAACCCTAGAGGTGCCGACCATTGAGTTGCCGTCTTATAGGCCCTTGCTAGTACCGCCAGAAGGCTTGCAGCCAGCAGGTGGAGGTCAGGCCTCCGAACAAGAGGAGCAAGTACCACAATCACAGCCTGCGATTCCACCAATCAAACCACCCGAGATCCAATACTTGGATGTGCCTGGTACTGATATCGAGCTACCACTTCCAACGCCTGAGATCTTGGCAACTGCGGGTACTACAGCAGTTGTTTCTGTGGCAGCCACACTTACAGCTACGGCTTTATTTAAGTGGCTCGTGACAGCCATGAAACCTGTACTGAAACAAGCATGGAATCGCCTTTCAAAAAAAGCCAAAACGAAGTAGTTGGCACCCTCATTAAGTTTGTGGTTTTGGTCTGGAGTGCAGGCCTTTTAACTGCATCCTATGCAGGCTTAATGGAGAAGATGGATCCCACCTACGTGGCCAGCATTCTTAGTGGGACGCTTGCTACTTTTCATATTAACCGTGAACGTAAAGAATGAAAATTCAACTACTACTGCTACTAATTCTTGCTGGTGTTCACGCTCAAGCGCAGACTGTTACCCCCAGCTGGAGCCAAGGCTCATCCCAAAGCACTAGCACAACAACCGTTGACATTCAGCGGACCGTTGCCCATGAAGTCTATGGCGGTAACCACAAGAGCTGGGCAGGGACCAATGTAACTGCCTCTGGTGACATCACAGACTCCGCAACCACTTTCAGTGTTACCAACACTTCAGAACCATGGCAAATGGAGATCGTGGATCGTCCTGCCGGTCTGATCGAAACTATCGACATCACCGAGGATATCACCACAACTATCAACGAAACTACGCTAAGTATCTTCTCCCAGTAATACTTTTGTGTGCCCCTGCTTATGCAGATGGAGATACTAATTTAACTTCAGCTCCAACCACTCAGGCCGTTGGCACAGTGAACAACCAGGCGGTGCAATTCCAAAACAATGGAGCTCCTTCTAGGCAACACTACCGGACGGGCACTAGCTGCAATGGAAGTACTCTAACTTTCTCCCCTTTCTATATGGGTAACGATACTGTCCCTAGAGATACCGATGGTTACGTTAAAAATAACAATTGGGGAGCCCAGCTGAACTTCATGATTCCACTCGATGGAGGCATGGTAGAGCGTTGTAAATCCATCGCCAAACGTGTCGAGGAACGGCAAAGGTTGGATTACGCCTTATTGCGAGCCACTAAATGTGCATCTATGCAAAAAGACGGATTTACCTTTAGGCCTGGCTCACGATTTGCACACTTGTGTAGTGACATTGTCCCTATTGTTTCTGTCATTAAAGATGCTAGAACTTCTACTAATTCTGTGCCTGTGGTACCTCCTGTACAAACTACTGATGCTACTGAGGGCATATTAAATGGCAAAAAAAAGAGCGTCGGAAGAATCATTCAATGAGCTACATCTTCTGCTCACTAATGAACTTGTCGCACGCATAAAAACTGGAGAAGCCACCACGGCTGATCTTCGCGCAGCTATTGACTGGCTGCACAAGAACGACATCACCGGGGTACCTGTTGCAGGTTCACCCCTGGCGTCCCTGGCTGGGCTCATCCCTGAGCTCACCTTTGACGATGTCCAGGAGGTCCTCTGATGGCCCCCAAACGTGTCGCAAAGCCCAGGCGGTCTGCTTCCTACTACCGAAGCAATCCAGAAGCCAGGGCAAAGAAGAATGCCGCACAACGCCGGCGCAACAAAACCCCCGCCAATCGCGCCTACCGGTCAGAGCTGAATGCAGCTCGACGTAAGGACGGTAACTACGGCAAAGGCGGTAAGGACTACAGCCACACCAAATCCGGTCGCATCGTGCGCGAGAGCGCCAGCGCTAACCGGGCACGCAACGGGTCGGGCGGTAAATCGACCAAGAAATAGAAATTAAATGAGCCACCGATGGAAACTCCCCGAAGCCTCATGTATGACCTCCTCACGTTTCGCGCATCTGATGCGAAGCGAATGTGGAGGGAAAACATATTTGCTCGGGATGGATACAGATGCACATATTGCGGCTCAA